TAATTAACTTGTTCTATTAACTGACCTAGCAGACAAGCCAAGATAATAGAACTTATTTCCTTAGGAGGAAATTATGGCAAATTCGACATTTAGCGGCCCAGTAAGGTCCGAAGGTAATTTTGATCTAGTCAGTAAAAATTCAACTACTGGACTGGTTCAAAATAGAACTATATCAGATGGTGTTATGGACTCCCGTAGATACTATCTAAAAGAATGGTGGGAACTACTACCAAAACTACAAACTTTCTTAATAGGATCTGAAACAAAAGATTTTGGTTCTATTGCAGATGGTAATGAAGAAACAGAAGAAATTACTGTAACAGGCGCTGCCTTAGGTGATTTTGTTCTTGCTTCTATGAGTATTGATGTTACTGATTTAACAATTACAGCGTCAGTTACAGCAGCAAATACTGTAACAGTTGTTGTAGGTAACTTTACCGGTGGTGCTATTGACTTAGGTTCTGGTACTTTAACGGTTAAAGTTTTCCCTAAATCACAAAATTTAGTTAGCGGCGCTAACTCAAACTTTGAAATACTAGGGACAAACATGACATCTGCTTTAGTAACAAGAAACGCAACAAGCGCAGGTATTGTTATGACAACCGCTGGTGCTGATCAAGACCAAGCAATTGTGTTGCCAAACTTAGCTAACCCTGTAGCCTGGTCAGATACTTTGTGGGGTACTGAAAATTCAGTATCTTGGGAATGCTCAATTAGTTTACCAGCTATTGATAACCAAAAAGTGTGGGCAGGTTTAAAGCTTACTAACGATCAGTTAGTGGCAACTGATGCTGACCAAGCTTATTTTAAATTCCAAACTGATGCTACTAACTCAGAAGCATTTACAGACTTTACCGTTTGGCATTTTATTTATGCAATAGGTGGTACTGATTACATTACTGCGTTACCAATTACCGTAGCGGCTGATACTATTTATCATCTTAAAATAGAAATTGATTCAAGTAGACAGGCAACAATTTTTGTTAATGGTATTCAATATAATGTTGCAACTACGGCAGGATCTACTGGTGGTACAACAGCTACAGCTTTACAACCAGATACTGCTGTAACTAAAACTGCTGCTTTAACTAATGATGTAGATTTAATTCCTTATATAGGTATTGAGGCTGGTGCTGGAGCTGCTGAAGCTTTACACGTACATTATGAGTGCATAAGCAGAACAATTAACGAATAGGAGTAAATTATGGCAGGTCGTATGACAGGCTCAGATGTTCAAGGTACTTTTATTACCGCGGACACTCAAGCCTTAGACGCTGATGGAATATCAACAGCAGCAGCCGTAGGAAATAACGCAGCACTTACTATAGGTGGTGCGTTGGCTTCTGGTGGTTCTTGTACTTTTGATTCAGGAAGAATAGTTACTATACTTTCTGCTGGAGATGATTCTAGTAAATCATTTACAGTAGTTGGTACAGACGTTAATAGCGACTCTCAATCAGAAACTATTACAGGTGCAAATGCTGGTACAGCTACCGGAAGCAAATACTTTAAAACAATTGCTAGTATTACAGCAGTTGGCAATCCAGCAGGTAACGTTTCAGCAGGAATTAACAATTCTGCTGCTGATGTTATTTTTGCAGGAAGATCTAGATTACAAGGCTTGAACTTAGTGTGTTCTGGAACTGCTGGTAATGTTGATTTTTTAACAACGTCTCCAACAGGGACCAGTTTGTTTAAGCTTGGATCTGTTGCTTCTGCAACAACCACTAGAGACATTACTATTCCAGATAACGGTTTGCTTTTTACTAGCGGTATTTATATTCAATACACGCAAAGCACCTTTGGTACTATGACAGCTTTTTATGCTTAAAAATGGCTGAATATCAAGGTAGAACAGTAACACTTAACCGACCAAGGGCTATTTCAAAAGGTAGCCCTGGGTACGGTAAAAAACGCAAAGAAGTCTTTGTTAAAGGTTGTAGTAGTGAAAGTTCTAGTGTGAAGCGTATAACTTTTGGTGATGCTAAACTTGGAATGCACAAAGGCACCAAGTCACGAAAAAAATCTTATTGCGCTAGAAGTGGCGGAATGGGTGGTACTACGGATAGATGTAGTGCTAACTATTGGGCTAGAAAAGACTGGGATTGTTAAATGAGTTTAGTAGAAAATATAAATAAAAGACAAAAAGCAGGAAAAAGTAGATCCAAAAGTAAATCTACTATTTCTGATAAAGCATATAAAGACATGCAAAAAGGATGGCCAAAGAAAAAAGATGGCGGTCCTTTAAGAGTGTTTATAGCAAAAGGTTGTGGTAAGGTTATGAACAACCGACGTAAAAAAACTAAAGAGTATTAGGAGTATCATATGAAAGGTAGTAAAAAATTTAGACATAAAATTAATCTAAAGCCAGCTAAAAAAGCAGTTAAAAAAGCAGCTCCTAAAAAAGCTACGGCTAAGAAAAAAACTGTTAAAAAAGGAAAAAAATAATGGGTAAATATAAATCAAAAGGCAGCAGCAAAATAAAAAAATCTAAAGGCAGAGCCGTCATGAAAAAATCTAAAGGCAGATCTGTTATGAAAATGTCAAAAGGTGGATCTATAATTGCAGGTAACGCTAACAGAAGAAGGCAGAACATTACATAATTAGTGGCGTATTTATATAGCAATATACCTCATTTTAAATGTTGGGTAAGGAGAGAGTACACCCACAATCACGAAAAATATCATGGTGAGTTTATTCACGCTATGGCAGTTGGTGTTACAACTATGCCAACCAGATGTTTAAGTTTTCATGTAATTTTTACCGGAGAAGAAGCTAATTGTGATGATTGGGATGAAGGTAACATACATGGCGGAGCTATGTGGGCAAGAATGCCAATTACAGGTTTAGTGGCTGATACATTAGTTGAAGACTTTGCACAACCTATGTCCGTTCATGATGCGCAACCTTGGGATTGTTCTTCACACCACAATTCAGTATATGTAATAGATAGAGCTACACCTTGCCCTTGGCTTGCAAAAATAGATGGACAGATATTTCCAGCTAAATATTACTTTACGGTTGACTATGCTGAAAACGAAATAGCAGATGATCCTGCTCAACATAAAAGTAGTCATGTTTTGGAGTTATTAGACGCTGGTGAATGGACCGGCAATATTGTAGCTTTACCTAATAATAGAGTTAGAGTTACACATCCAGCCTGGTTTGTTACAGGAGAGGGAGCGCCTGACTTTAGACCATCTCAACATATACATTATTCTAAATCTGATTTAGACTACACATTAGATGTAAATAGGGTTTTTGATAATTTATATAACAAGGACAAGTAATGGCAACTTCAAGCAGTACAGATTTTGAACCTAATGTAGCTGAGTTTATAGAAGAAGCATTTGAAAGATGTGGGATAGAACTTAGAACTGGTTATGATCTTAAAACTGCTAAAAGATCTATAAACTTAATGTTGGCTGAATGGGCTAATAGAGGTTTAAATCAATGGACAATTTCACAAGACACACAAACGGTTACTCAGGGAACTACAGATTACACTTTAAACTCTAATATAATAGACATATTAGACGTTGTTGTTAGAAGAACAGTTAATAGCACTCAAACAGATATTTCTATTAGCAGAATAGGTAGATCTGAATATTTAAACATTCCCAATAAAGAAACTCAGGCAAGACCTTCTCAATATTTTCTTGATAAAACAATTACACCTGTTTTAAAAGTTTGGCCAGCACCAGAAAATTCTACTGATATTTTAGTTTTTAATAAAATTGTACGAATGGATGATGCAGATAAAGCTACTAACACTATGGATATGCCCTTTAGGTTTTATCCTTGTTTTGTTGCAGGTTTAGCATATTATTTATCTCTTAAAAGATCTCCTCAACTTACTCCACAATTGAAAGCTTTGTACGAAGAAGAATTTAGAAGGGCTGCTGATCAAGATGAAGATAGGGCTTCTTTTAGAATACGACCAAGTATTAGGATGAATTAAAATGGCTTACGCGCTTGGTAAATTTGCAATAGCACTATGCGATAGATGTTCTTTTCAATTTAAACTTAGTGAATTAAAAGAAGAATGGACAGGTTTTAAAGTTTGTTCTGAATGTTATGAGCCAAAACATCCTCAATTAGAACCAGAACCACATGTTGCAGATCCTGAAGCTTTATATAAACCAAGACCTAATAATGATAATGAAGTTGGAGAGGGTTTTGTTGTTGTAACAAACTCTAGTATATTTCAAGATGATTTTATGAATCTTTCAATTTTGCCTTCAAACTTTACAGTTGATAAACTGACATCAACATTAGGAAACGTTACAATTACAACATCATGACATTAACTGAATTAAAAACTTTAATACAAAATTATGTAGAAAACGAAGAAACAACTTTTGTATCTACATTAAACGATTTTATTGTAAATGCTGAAGACAGATTATTTGAATTAATACAGTTAGATTATTTTAGAAAAAATGTAACTGGTAATCTTACAGCCGGAAATACATACTTAACGGCCCCATCTGATTTTTTAATGAGTTTTTCTTTGGCCGTTATAGATAGCAATAATGACTATCATTATTTAGACAAAAAACACGCTAGTTTTATGCGTGAATATTCTAATGACGCGGAAGCAACCTCAGAAAGAGGAAGACCGTTATATTATGGAGATTTTGACAAAGAACTTTCTACTGGAGCTGATAACGGATCTACTTTAATAGTTTCTCCAGTTCCAGACTCTAATTATACGGTTGAATTGCATTATTTATACAAACCAACAAGTTTAACTTCATCTACTACAGGCACTTGGATTTCAAATAACGCTAGAAATGCTTTATTGTATGGATCTCTAGTAGAAGCCTATACTTTTATGAAAGGTGATGCAGATTTAATGCAACTTTATGAACAAAGATTTAATTTAGAAGTTTTAAGATTAAAAAATCAAGCAGAGGCTAGAGGAAGAAAAGACGAATATCGTTATGATTCTTTACGAACTTCTGTTTCGTAA